AAAGAAGTCTGGTAATTCTGGTCCCGGAACCACTCGTTGTAAATGCGGTTGAAGCCGCGAAACGGCAAAGCAGAAACATGATATTCAGTAATGTCGATGGGTTCCTCGACAGGAAGCCCCATAAAATCACCGAAAGATCCTGAGGAAATAGTGACGATGCCTTCACTACCCGTAAGCTCGGGAATCATATAATCCGTTGAATCACCGGGGTTAGCCTGCTCACCCTGGAACTTGACCCAGTTGTCCCACGAAAGACGATGGGGGTTAAAAAAAACAAAGTGGTCAAGAAGAAAATTGGAAAAGAGAGGGGTCCGAAGCGAGAGAATGCGCGCAAAAAATTCGACCGAAAAATTGAAGGTATCACCGGGAAAACACTCGATCACAATGGGGGCATAGAGGTAACCCGCGTCCATCGTGAAAGTATTGCCCTCGTCGACCTTGAAAACACTCCGGGGAACCGGAGGCATCTGGACCAGCGCGGCACTTGGTTGACGCTGAATCCTTGCGGTAGTTTGACCCATAAAGCACCCCAAAAAAGAAGGGGCCGGGATTGACCCCGACCCCTAAAGTAACACCTAACGGTGTCACTGGGCACATATTAATCAAGAAGTAATATGTGCCAAATCAACCGTTTTCAACGGTTTTCGGCTGGAACGCCTCAACCTGCTCCACAGAAACCCCCTTTGAAGGGGGATTCGGGGCCGCTGACGGCCCCGAAGGGGGGGGGTTGGAACCGGAGGAAGGGGGGGTAGCCAAAGGCGGCTTGAGACCCCATTTCCGGGCTTGCGCATCGTTTCGCTCATCCTGCAAGAAGGCAACCATGTTCTCGGGATCATTCCCGAAAGCAGAGCGAACCTCAGCGGGAAGGCGGTCAAAAACGGCATTGGTCTCGCGAATGATTTCAAGGGCCTCGTGGAAATCATCGCGGGTGATATCGCCGTAGACCGGCTGAACACCAGCGCCCGGCCAATGCTTGGTAACGGCGGCCTGTTTAGCGATCCGGTTGACATCGGTATCCTTGAAAGCCGACTGATCAACAGGGGACTTACCGTCGGGGGGCCGCTGAAAGCGACGAGGAGTGGAGTACTTAGCAAAAGCCTTAGCCTTAGACATTAGAACCTCCTTGGGCCGGGAGTTTAAGCTCCGCAAGGCCGCAAATGAAATCGGGATCACCGGGAATAAAAAAACCGCGCTCGGTATCGAACTTACCGACGCGCCAAAGCTCAAAGTCGGCAGGGTAATTGGCCATGGGAGACGAAGGATTGTCCCGCATGCCAACAGCTAGGCCACGTTGGGCTTCAACAGAAGAACGAGCAAAGAACGGAGTGCCGAAGGCACCCGCTTTAACATCCTTACAAGAGAAAAATTCCATGGATAGGCTCCAAATAAAATATCACGCGGAATTGCATGACAGAATGAAAATAAGAAAAAAAAACAACCGCGAAATAAAAAATAAAGGGAGCTGAATAAGTACAAATAGGAAATTGTAAGGTCTGGCCGGCGAAGCCGGCCGAAAAAAAATCTGATGGCGACTAGCCTTCGGCTAGCAACACAATCCTTATGCGGGGGCAAAGCCCCCACACCCCCACTTAAAAGTGAGAAGTAGGCCGCTGATGATAGCGGGCCAAAGCAACAGCGTGACGAACCAAAAGACGATCAGCAGTAGAATTATCACGATGCTTCAAAGCCTCGTGCATGCGCTTGTCAGCGCGATGGGAAGGATCCTCAGTAGAATATAGGGGATTACGAGAAAACTTCCGCTTGAGAATCTTGTCATAAAAACGGGGAACCTTAGTCTTAAAGGTAGGGGTCATATAAACGAAGTCATTACCAGCTATAAACTCGAGATTGTCCGAAACAAAACCGGTGCCAATTCCCGGTTTCCGTGACATAGATATATAAGGCGGGTACGTACCACGGGACGCATAGAAGGTAGTAGCATCAGGACCATAAAGCTTCTTGACGGTATAGCCACACGTATATGCAACGGTTTCAGGGGTAAGCGCACCGATAACGACATTACCGTGAGACCAGATAGCCTCAAGCTTTGCAGAGGTGTAGAGTTGGTTACCGTTACGAGTAGTATACGGTTTAAGATCGGTAAACGTGAGACCAAATATAATAGCATGATAATGCGGGCGTTCAGTTTGTTCACCATACTCACCACAATAGAGATAACGGACCTTATGACCCGCTTTACGAAGCCGCTTAAAAAACCTTTGCATATCAGGGGGATTGAGAGAAGGATGGGAAAGATATTGATGGAGCTGGTCGTCCGAATAAGTGAGCGTAACGAACCAACTAAAATCATGAAAACGAGACTCGTGAAGGCAACGAACAGTCCAGTCACGACCACGAGCAAGCAAACATCCAAGACAACGTCCACAGGGAACCTCCATGCGAATACCCTCGGCACGGTTATGCCGAGGGTGGGGGATTTTGGCAGGCTGAAAACAAGGCATGCTACAACCGAAAACCGCCACGCTGAAGCGTGACGTTATTCACGGGATGCATCTTGCGACCGCCAGCATACACACGACGAGCACGAGACGGAGAAAGAGCTTTGCGCATTATTTACCTCCTTTCTTCTCAAAAAGTTTGTACTTGTGGAGAAAATCACGAACAGCACCGGGAACATCACCAGCGGCATCTTTAAGAGGACCGAAAAGCCGTTCAAAAACCTGATCCACATCACCATTCATCTTAAAAGCATTACCAGCTTTACCAAGCTTCTCAGCAATATCGCCCTTAGTCTTAGAAACTCGAGCATCATGGAAAGCCTTATTACCAAGCTGTTCGGAATGAAACGCATCGGCAAGAATCTTCTTAACCTCCGAATCAATCTTATTCCTCTGGGCATCCGTTAGCTTAGTGGTTGCCTGAATGCTCAAAAGCCTACCAGCCTCGGACAACGCCTGATTCTGAACAAGGGAAATCCGCCCTGGCTGAGTCGCACTAACATCACCAGCCTCCGTATAATTGCGCGCGGTGCTGGAATTGATATTACGAATCTCGGCAAAGGATTTCATAGCAGGGATCAAATAACCAAAGAGGGACCGGGTTCCCTCTCCAATATGCGAAGGAGCAGCAACAGCACCCGAAGGAGTAGAAGCCCCCGAAATACCCCCTTCCACAAGGGGGTTCATTCCAGCGGCCTTGCGATCCGCCATAGCGCGTTGATGGGAAGTGCTGGACATACGCTCCTCCCAATCACGTTGCTTCTGAGCTTCCTCCTCATTGAAATTACGATCAGTAACGCCTGTCACATCGTTATAAAGATCGTGTCCATAGTCCTTAGCAGTATTGATACCGTCACCAATGCGATCGACCACAGTAGAGACCCCCTGAGAAAGGGGGGCGGTGCCACTCGCCCCCCCACCAAGAAAGCCAGTAACTCCGCGCTCGAGAGAACGAAGCCAAGACATATTAAAGCCTCGTCATTCCCGGCACACCGTTCACGGGGAACGAAGTAGCCTTACGTCCATTGACGGAAACATCGACAAGGAAGGCCGGAAGATCAGGCAAAGCGATCACACGATCCACCGGGGGATCATCCTGAACCCAAGTAGCATCATGAGCAGGGGGGGTATCATAATCCAAAGCAAGGTTCCAAACCTGCAAAGAATCAGGAATATTGGAACGCATGAGACCCGTCACAGTATGTTGACCATAACGCAATTCATCATAGCGGCCCATGTAACCCCACACGGTCTCAGGAGTAGCAGGCGGGAAAAACATCTCCGAAGCCATCACGGCCTGCTCGCCAATATGCGCAAGCATAGGCTGGGGGAAATCCCAGTAAGTACGCCGCTGCCAATGACGGCGAAGCTGCTGTTGATACACAATGGGAGCACGAATGTTGACGATCACGAAAATGTAACCGTGTTCCTGACACGAGTAGTTGACACGAGAGCGGCCGCCGCCGATACCATAAGCGGCAAGATCAGCCTGGGCATTGGAACCCTCGGTAGGGGTAGTCTGGGGAACAGAAGAAATAGTGAGCTTATCAGAGCCACCACCGATATACTCAGGACGTTGAAGGCGAAAATCCTGCGGAGTAACAGCCCAAGTACCACGAAGCACCTCAGTATAACGGGTACCACCGCGGGCATGAGATTCATATACCTGTTGCATGGCGAAAGACGCACGAAGCTCGTTGATATTGCCCATGATTTGGGCGACGTCCGCGTACATATGCGAATTGTACCCGGGCACGTTGTCCTTCTCAGCAAGAGCAATACCCTCACCATTCAAGGGTCCGGACCACGAAGC